GAAGGGAAGAAGGATCCCCCCGGCGGTACCCAAGGGCCTTTCCTAGACTTTTCATCCCCCCGGGCGGGCTCTTTATCGCGCGCGGGCATATCTCGATAGACGCTACCTATTGCCCCGCTCTCGCGCAGTCTTGGCGCGATGGCACTGCGAACAGATCGCCTCGAGGTTCGAGTCGTCGTCCGTGCCGCCCCGCGCCTTCGACACCACGTGATCGACCTCAGTCGCGCGTCGCGGCAGACGCCCCGCGCGAAGGCACCGCTGGCACTCGTGGCTATCGCGGGCGAGCACGTGCTCACGCAGCTTCACCCACGCAGATCCGTAGCCTCGCTCGTGCCGAGAGCCACGGGGTGCTCGCTCCCACCCGGGACGTTGATGCTGCTCGCAGCGCGAGTCGCGCACCGAATAGCGCGCGCATCCTGGCGCCGTGCAAGGCTTGGCAGCACGGCGAGGCACGTCAGGCCGCCTGATCCCGCGCGTACCGCTTCGCCTCGACGAACACGACCGCCGTGAGGTTGCGCTTCGTTGCCCGGAAGTACTGGATGCCCTGCGTCGTGAATCGCGTTGGCCTGTCGAGGTCCCGCTGCATTCCGGCCTGAAGGTTCGTGCGGACATCCGCCGCAGTACGATTCAGGCCGAGCGAGGTCGCGAACGGCAGCTGCCTGCGCTGCACGCTCGACAGGTATCGACGAACCTCCTGGACGTCCGAGCGCACCGAGATGCTGGCGGGCATCTCAGGCCCCACGCCTTGTCGCCAATCCGTCGACAGGGCCGGGGCGCGAAAACACGAACGACCCGAGCAACTGCTCTCGCAGCGCATCCGTGTTCGCGTGCGATGCGTGCGCTACCCAGGACTGAACTCGCTCACGCACCTCGGCCAGCGTAACGTCGCCCTGCGCGTACTCTCGCTGCATACGGCGCAGCGTGGCCTTGATGCGCCGGATAGACGAGGTCCGAAGTCGGCGATGGGTCGGCCAGATGCGGTAGCCCACGAAGTCGAGAGCGCGCCCGTGGCGCGGCGCCACAGGGAAGACCTGAGTCTTCGCATTCAGCTCCAGGCGCAGCTCGTCGGCCAGCCACCGCTCGATTTCCATTCGGCATCGCTGCAGCTCGCCCTTGTCTCCTGAGACCAGCACGAAGTCGTCCATGTACCTGGCGTAAGACGGCGCGCGCAGGCCGTGCTTTATGCGCTGGTCGAGGGCGTCGAGATACACATTCGCCCACAGCTGGCTGGTCAGGTTGCCGATCGGCAAGCCGCGAGCCGCGCCGACCACGCGCCGCCCCCATGCGTCGATGATCTCGTCGCACAGCGCGAGCGTGCGGGCGCACCGCACCTTCCTGCGCAGCAGGCGCTTGAGCACGCCGTGATCGATGCTCGCGAAGTAGCTCCGCACGTCCGCCTTCAGGGCGTAGACGCGGCCGCTGCGGCGCAGCGTGCGCAGCAGCATCGACTGCACGCGATCGGCGCACGCGTGAATGCCCCGCCCCGGGCGGCATGCGTACGTGTCGTCGATCATCGATCGCTCCCAGATCGGCTCGAGCTGCGCGACCAGCGCGTGCTGGACCACGCGATCGCGGAACGGAAGCGAGACGACCTCGCGGCGCTTCGGTTCGTAGACCTCGAACCGGTGGTGGCGGCCTGTTCGGTACTCGCCCCAAACGAGCTCGTTCTGCAGCTGGATCAGCTCGCCCTCGAGGTTCTGCTCGAACCTCTGGACCTGCGGCCGCGTGCGCTTGCCCCGGCGCGCGCGGACGTACGCGGCATAGAGCGCATCGAACGACACGACCGCCGGCCAAAGGTTCGCGTGGGTGATCATGTCGCCGCCGCCGAGCCTTCGGCGCGCCTACCAGCACGGCGGCGGCTGGTGCTATTTCGGCGTCCTGCCGAGGACCTGCCGTCCCTTTGAGGGGTGCACTGTCCGCCGGCGCGGTGCCCCGGCGGCTTCTGGCTGTCCCCAGAGGCGGGGCGAACCCCGATGTTCGTGTTCACGTTCGAGCGCGCGTTGTTCAGGTTCAGCGCGCGCACGCCCGCGAGCGACCCGTTGTTCCAGTTGCCGCCGCGGATCGGGAGGCGCTTCAACGGCCGGCCCTGCCCTGCTGCCGACTGATGGACTTGATCCAGCCGCCGATCATGCGGCCAATCTCGTCCAGCAACCGGGACCAGTGCTCGTAGCGACGCATGTCCAGATACCCGAGGCGCATACTGAGCCTCACCTGGCACCGCAGCAGATCGAGGGCTGCGTCCAGGTCCTGGAGCGTCGTCTTCTTGTAGTGGCGCTTGTTGCAGGCCACCGCGAGTCTCAGCAGATCCCACATCGTCCGGCGAATCTCTGCGCACAGGACGTGGCGCTCCATCTTCGGGAAGCGTGCCAAGGCCGTGTGCCCGTACTCGATCATCGCCTCGACCTTCTGGCGAATGATCAGATCGCTCGGCGCCGACGGGTCGCGGCGCTCGCTGCGGCTCACTGTGCATGCCGCGCTGCCGCGCGGCTGTCAGGGAGCACGCTGCAGGGCTCAGGCGACAAAGGCGGGGCGAACCCCGATGTTCGTGCTCACGCCCGCGCGCGCGTCGAACAGGGCCAGCGCGCGCACGCCCGCGAGCGACCCGGTGAGCCAGGAGCCGCCGCGGCGCGGGAGGCGCTCGCCGGCGGTCGAGATGTAGAACCCGTCACCACCGAGATCGCTGGCGACCGGGAACAGGCCGAGCGCCTTGCAGAGCGCCAGCGCATCGGCGGCCACGGGGTTCGCGCCGCTCGAGTTCGCCATGCCCTCGAACGTGCCGCCGTTATTGCGGTACAGCGTGTAGTCGGCGGTGCCGCTAGTTGCGGCGGCGTAGTGGACGGCATTCGCGTGACCGGGCGCGACGAGAGCCCCGGTCGCGCCGTCGATCGCCTGCCAGGGGCCTGTCGCATCGGAGAAGTCCGCGGCATCGCCGGCGGCGTCGTTGTCGGCGATCACATGGATCTCGCCATCGACGATGCGCATGCCCGGAGACCACTCCCACACGTTGCCGTTCAGGTCGGCGGCGCCCCAGGGCGAGTCGTCATGGCGCCACGACTGGGGCCCGGAGCCGCTCAGGATGCGATCGCCGCCCCCGGCAGACAGCGCGTCGCCCGCCTCGCTGACGCCGTATTCTGCCGTGTCGTCAGACGAGCGCCCGTTGTTCGTGTTGCCGCGCGGATCGAATCCGTCGGCCCAGCACCGATGTCCGATCGCCGCCCATTCGGCGTTCGTCATCAGGTGCCAGCCGGCGCCGTTCGCGCGCGCCAGTGCCACGCCCGCGTCGTGGTTGATGCTGACCTTGACGGCCTTCCCCGGCTGCGACACGAGCTCGCCATTGCTTTCGGCGCCGCCGTACATGCCGATGAGCAACTCGCTCTTCGTCACGCCGCCTACGATGAAGGCCGGGTGCGTGCCCGTCCCGAGAGACGCATCGATCGACTGCAGCGTGAAGCTCGGGATGACGCGCATGAAGCAAGGCTGGCCCTTGGCCGTATAGACCACGGTGCAGCGTCCCTGAGACGCCGCCTCGACCTGCTTGCGCAGGCTGTCCGGCGCGTTGATCGTCAGGCTCATACTGACGGCTCCTCGGCGCCTAAAGCGTCACGTGCCAGCGCCGCGTGCAGATACGCGCTGTAGATCATTGCGTAAAGGTCTGCGCCCGTGATCGACTGCCCGGTCTCCTCGCCCGTCGCGGGGTCGCGGATGGCGATTGCCATGGCGGGATCGTACGGCAGCTCGACCAGCCCTCTGGGCGCGACACGCAGGATGCTGCCGTCCTCGCGGCGGAGAGCGCGCTGCTCGTGGAAGGTCGCCAGGGGCGCGGCCCCGATGCGATTGTCGATCACCACCTGATGGCACCGGGTCCACTCGGTCCCGGCCACCTGCTGCTCTGCGTAATCGGTCATGGGGCCTCCGTCAGGGCGCCGTACACGGTCAGGCCGGCGGTGGTCGCGCGCAGCACCTCAGTGCCGGCAAGCGCGACGGACAGCGTGTCTGTGGCCGACTGGTAGATCGCCGCGTCACCAATGCGCAGCGCCGGGATCGCAAGCGAACCGCCGCGGAGGCGGATCGTGCCGCCGTTGATCTGGCGCCCGGCTACTCCAGCCGCATCGATTGCCAGCTCGAGCAGGGCGACCAACGTCGGCACGTCAACGGCGTCAACCTCGGCCTGCATGGCCGCAATGTCTGCCTCTACCTCAGAGCGCAACGCATCAGCATCTGCGTCCACCTGCGCCTGCAGCGCGGGGAAGGCCCGGTCGATCTGGGCTATCAGGTCGAGCGCAAACTCGATGTGCCCGAGCAAGTCCGCGCGCGTCGCGGCAATGGCTGCGGTCGCAGCGTCTGCGGCGGCGTCCTGCGCATATCCACGAGCGCCCTTTGCGGTGCCGTCGCCGCCGGCGGCGGCGCTGACCGGCGTCGTCGCCGTCGCCCACTCCTCGGCGTAGCCGGAGCGCAGGAGCGCAAGGGCGGCGCTGGCTGCCGCTTTTGCGGCGTGATGGAGGGCCGAGAACAGGCCTGTCCCGGTGCTCGTGGCCGCGTCCACGACCTCGACGTCCTCGGCCTCCGATGCGTGCCGCGCAGCCGTCGTGCGGTGGCTGCCCGCCAGAGTCGCCGCGTCGGCCGCGGTCGTCGCGGCGGAGCCGGCGGCCCCGGCGCTTGTGGACGCAGCGCCAGCCGATCCGGAGGCAGACGCCGCCGACGCGCCTGCCTTCGCCGCGAAGTGCTTCGCGGAGTAGTCGTCGACCTCGTCGCCGCCGGCGTCCGCGGAGACGAGCGCGTCCTCGGGCTTGGTCGCCCACTCCGCCGCGTAGTTGACCCGGAGGCCTGCCGCTGCGCTCGAGGCCGCGGCAGCCACGGCGGACGCCGCGGCCTTGGCCGCGTAGTGCAGCGCGGAGAACAGGCCGGTCGAGAGCCCTGTCTCTGCGTCGACGACCTCGACGTCCTCCGCGGCCGATGCGAAGCGCGATGCGGTGGTCTCACGATGCCCGGCAAGCGTCGCCTGCGCCGCGGCGAGGACGACCTGCGCGGCAGCCTTCGCAGCGTGGTGCAGCGCGGAGAACAGGCCTGTCCCGGTCGACGTGTCCGCGTCGACGACCTCGACGTCCTCCGCTGCCGATGCGAACCGCTCCGCGGTCGTGCGGTGATTCGATGCCGCCGTGACCTGTGCGGCGACGCCGTCGGCGCTGGCCGCGGCCTTCGCGGCGAAGTGCCTCGCGGAGTAGTCGTCGGCCTCGTCGCCGCCAGCCGCAGCGGAGACGAGCGAGTCCTCGGGCTTGTTCGCCCACTCCGCCGCTTTCGCGACCTCCGCGGCGGCAGCGGACTGTGGGTTCGGCGTAACAGCGGTAGCGTCCACCAGCGCCGAGAGCGCCGAATCCGCTCGCGGCATCTGGACGATCTCGTCCACCAGCGCCAGCCGCGTGGCCGGATCCACGATGCGGACACGGTAGCGCGTGTCCTGGTTGCCGTCGAGATTGGACGGCAAGCTCACCGCCCAGGCGCCGCTCGCGTCCGTGGCGCCCGTGACAGCGATCGGCAGTTGAGCGCCCGACGGCGACCCTGTGAAGAAGTCTGCAGCGGGGTTGCCGCGTTGGTCGACGAGCTGAATGTGGACCGTGGCGGCTGCGAGCACGGACCCGTCGCCGCTATGCGCGACGCCAGAGAGCTCGAAGGTCGTGAGGGCCATGGGTCAGCGCGCCTTGGCAGCCATTGCGTCGGTTTTCCTTGAGGAGCCGTGCGTGGTCCCGTTGAAGAACGCCAGGCAGCCACGCCACTCACTGAGCACCGCGCCGAACAGAGTCGAGACCAATGCGAGCACCTCCGGCTTCGTCTCGAACTCGGCCGTGAGCATCCAGACGAGCAGCCCCGCCAGGCCGAACACCATGAGCGTGAGCGTGACGGCGAGGGTGAACTGCGGCCAGATCCCGGTCTGGCCGGCCAGTGCCCGGGCGTTCTGACGGTCGGCCATCTCGAGCTCGGCCAGCTCGACGTCGAGGCGCTGCTCGTCGTAGCCCAGCTGGGCGATCGCTAACTCGAACTCGTTGTTCGCCTTCTGGATGGCGGCCAGGTCCGAAGCGGTCGGTGCCTCCATGCGGGCGGCGACTTCCCGCTCCAACGCGCGGCGGCTCTTCCCTTCGGCGTCGACGTCGAGAGCGCCGGCGAGGAACTCCACGGCCATGCCGGCGAGCGGGTGCGCCGTGCCGAGCACCTTGGCGGCCACGGGCATGACCGTGGAGACGCCTGCGCGGACCTTCTTCCAGATGCTCATGCCGCCGCTCTCCACTCGACCTCGACGGCGCGGATCACGTCCGCGTCGAAGGCGCCGTCCGCCGCCCAGGCGGAGTACTCGAACACGACGATCGGCAGCCCGATCTCGCCGCGGCGATCGACGTGAATGAAGCCCGGGTGCAGGCCGACGGCCCAGCCCCGGCGCCGGGCGAGCGACGCGAGCGCGATCTGCTTCTCTGCCGGCCACCCACGCCAGCGGAGATCCGCGCCCAGCGTGCCCGCCCGGGCGCCACGACGCCCCGCGTGCACCTCGACGAGCTCCTCCTCGGAGGGCTCCATGGTGTGCAGCGATCGGGGATGGCCGCCGACGCGAGCGTTGTGCGCCAGGCACCGGCAGACACTGTTCGGCGTGAGCGGACCTCCGTGCTCGAGGCGCAGGAACGGCAATGCAGCGCCCAGCGCCGGGTGCAGGCTGACTTCGCCGCAGCACTCGCAGGCGAGTTCGTGCTCGGGGAAGTAGGCGATCGCGGTGGTGATGGTCTGCGTCACGTCGAGATCCCCTTGAGCAACTCGCCCGGGTGCAGGCCCGATAGGAGCGCGATGGTGCTCGCAGTGAGTACGGCCGCCGCCGCGAACCATGCGAGAGTGCGGAGAAGCGTCGACGTCTGCTTCGGACTCAGACGCAGGGAGAGGCTGGCCTTCTCGGCCTCGACCTCGACGTGCTTCACGCCCGACAGGCTGGCGACCCGCTCCGAGATCAGGTCCGTCTTGTCCCAGTTGCGCTCGAGCGAGTCCTGCAGCATCTCGACCCGCGTGTCGACGCTGGCGACGCGCTCGTGCAGCGGCTGCAGGCGTCGCACGACGATTGCGTCGACGCCCTCGAGCACGGCCTGATGCTCCTTCGAGACACGGGGGCGATCTCGACGCTCCGTGCCGTCCCAGTCGCCGCCAGCGTCGTCGGCCATCCAGACCCCCAGAACGAAGAAGCCCCGCGCCGGAACGACCGGGCGGGGCTTCGTTTGCATCTATCAGGGCGCATTCGCCCAACTTGCGCCACCGTGCCAGAGTCGATTAAGGGCCGGTAGATGGCGCGTCATACACGTGTCGCGCCATACAGTATCGCTACGTCGCGGCCTCGACGCGGACGCTGTGGCGCACCAGCACCGGAAGCCTGCGAGGACCGCGGCGACCGATCCACCCCTTGCGCTCCAGCGCCTCGAGGACCTGCTGCGCCGCGTTCGGCGAGCTCCAGCCCATGGCCTCGGCGATCTCTGCCCGCGTCGGCCAGTGCTGCGTGCGCTCGATCTGCTCGACCACGTAGTCGCGAACCGCGCGCTGGGTCGGCGTCAGTCCGTCGTCCTGCTCGTCCACGTCGGGCACCATCGCCAATCTCCCGCCATCACCAGTCCGAGGGTCTGGCCCGCCGTGCATCGTGCGAGCCATGGATAGTCCGCGTGGTGCTGCGCGTGGGCGCAGGTGCTGCACTGCGCCTCGTCGCGGTAGCGGTCCGGCCAGGGGCGCTCAGCCGGCGCCGTAGGCGTCACGGACCCATCGCTCCACCACGGCCATGCCTTCGTCCGCCATCTGGCTCACGCGGGCCGGGGTGACGCCGAAGCGGCGAGCGAGATCCTTCATCGCGACGTGCTCGCTCCAGGCGACGAACCGGCTGCGCACCGCCAGCGCCTTGGTGGGGATCTGGGCGTCCAGGCGCCGCACGCCCTGCCCGATCGCCTCGGCCAGGTCTTCGTCTCGAGGCGTGAGGCCGAACAGCTGGCGCACCGAGTGGAGCTCCACCGGACCCCGCTCGATGTGCACCTGCGCCAGGCGAGGGCCGGCAACCGCTCTGCCACGAGCCATCTCACCCCACAGCTGCCAGTGCACGTGGCGGATCTCGATCTCCTCGCCGTCGAGGTCGTAGAGCGTCGGGATGGCCATGGCGGGTGCTCCCATCAGGTCGTCTCCGGTGTCCGGTAGGGGCCGAGCTGCCAGTAGTCGAGGGCGATCCGCTTCGCGTGCTCGGCGTTCTCGGCGACGACAGCGAGGTAGCCGTGTCGAAGCAGGCGCGATATCCACGCCAGCTGGTCGTCGCTGACGACACCGTCCTCGGCCTTCATCTCTACGCGCAGGCCGTGCCACGGGCCTCGAGGCACATCGAACAGGACGTCCGGATAGCCGCGGCGGACGCCTTCCGCCACCAGCTTCCCGGCGACGCCCTTCCGGCGGTGCCCGCCGTGCGGTATAGCGGTCATGCACTCGGCGAGGCCCGGGAGCGCGGTCTGCACCCAGGTCACAAACTCCACCTGCTCGCGGTGCTCACGATCGTCGCGGGGCGTCGAGGCCGTGCTCGACGGGGTGCTCGTCGACGGCGTGGCCGCTCGCGATGGCGAGGAGGCGCCGGACTGCTTCGCCTCGATCTGGCGGCGGAGCGGCTCCGGCAACTCGCTGGCGTCGCGGACGCGCATCAGGCGCCCGGCTTCGCGCCAGCCACCTCGGCGCCGATGGCGGCGTAGCCGGCGAGGTCCACCCAGCTGTCGGCGTGAGACGGCGTCTGAGACGCCCTCGCGAGCTTGAGGAGGGCCAGCATGCCCGCGACGTCTTCGGCGGCAATGTGGACCTGACGCCCGCGAGCGCAGAGCCACCAGGTCCAGCCCTCTGCGATGCGCTGAAGGCTGGCTGCCGGCGGCCCGTACTCATCGGCGCGCGCACCCGTGACCAGACGCTCCGCATCGCGGAGGACCATCTGCCGGATCGACAGCGCCTCGCCCGTGACAGGGTCGTGGTCGACGCCGGCGGCCTCGAGAGCGCGGAGGCGCTCCTCGTGCTCCAGCTCGCGGTCCTGGTCTGCGCGGGTCGCGCTCATCTGCGGTACCTCCGGATTGCGTCGATGACCTCGGGCGGCGGCAGCTCGATGTCCGCGCCGCGGTTGCGGTTCTGCGCGCGGCAGAGCGTCAGCAGGCGTTCGAACAGCTCCTTCTCGCGCTCCTTGCGGTGCGGGTGCGCATGGATGCCGTCCGGGCCCTGGTGCTGCGCGTGCGTCAGCGGAAGGATCCAGTAGTGGCCGATGGCCACGCCCTCGTGGCGGGCAGTCCGGCCCGCGCAGTGGTGGATCTCCACGTTCGCGCTGCAGTTGATGATCGAGCCGAGGCTGCGGACGGCTTCGCGCCAGCGGCGCTCGCGAGCGTTCGGCTGGTCGATGCGCGTGCGCAGGCGCCGAGCTCCAGCCGGGTACCACATGCTTGGGAGCTGCTCGCGGACGCCCTTCGGCGGACCGCTGCGAAGTGTCTTCCTCGCGCGGAGCGGCGTGCGGCGCTGCAGAGGCGTGCGCTTCATGCGAACCGCACCTCCTCGAGCTCCTCGCCCTGCTCCTCCGCGCGTATCCGGCGCGCGATGCGGCCGATCAGGCGCAGGCGCCACTCGAGGAAGCCCTCCGGGTCGTCGAGGGCATCAGGCGGGCCTGCGCGGGGGCGCTCGAGGCGGACCTTCGCGGGACGGCTTGGCGGGGGCTCGGCTGCGGCTGCTTCGTCCGGCTCGGGTGCGGACGCCGCAGGCTCACCCAGCGCGACGCGCAGATCCGCCACGCGGCGCGCGTGCCGCCTCGGCTGCCGGACGTGATCACCGGGCACGGCCGCCATGACGGACAGGTCGTGCTCGAGCTGCACGTCGAGCAGCGCCTGCAGCGACAGGCCCAGGGCGTCCGCCCACTCCTGCCGCGTGTAGCGAGCGCCGCGTTCGCGCAGGAGGGCGATGGTTGCAGGCGCCACGGTCACGACACGCCTCCGGCAGGCTGGCCAGCGCGCGTCCAGGGTCGGCACGTCAGCCGGCCGGCAGCCGTCTGCGGCCACGTGCGCGCCAGCAAGCGATTCTTCGCTCGGCGCTCCTGATCTCGGACGCATAGTCCGCACTGCCCGCGGCGGAAGCGGTCCTTGTAGGTCTCCCTCGTTCCGCAGGCGCAGGTCTTCAGGCTGGGCATCAGATGTCGTCCTCCGGCGCAGCGGGCGCGGCCGGCGGCGTCCAGCCGTCCGCCAGCGCCTCGAAACTCATGCGGTGCAGGTGCGTGGCGACGCGGTCGGTGCCGATGCCGATGTCGCGCCCCTTGAGCGTGATGAGCTCGGCGACGCCCTTCTCGCGGCTGTGCTCGTTGTAGACCTCGTCGCGGTACAGGCCGAGGACGATGTCCGCGTCCTGCTCGATCGCGCCAGAGCCACGCAGGTCGGCCATCGTCGGGCGCTTGTTCGTGCGCTGCTCGAGGGCGCGGTTCAGCTGGCTCAGCGCGATCACCGGCACCTGCAGCTCGCCGGCGAGCCGCTTCAGGGCCCGGCTGATGGTCCCGAGGCGTTCGGCCTGATTGTCGTCGCCGCCCTGGTCCAGAAGCTGGAGGTAGTCCACGGCGAGCAGGCGCAGGCCGCCCCGAGCCGCCTGCCGCCGCGCGCGAGCGCACACGCCCTCAATGGTCTGGCCGGCGTCGTCGTCGTAGTCGATCGCCAGGTCGCGCGCCGTGCGCATGGCGCCCGTCACGCGCTCCCAGCCGGCGTCGTGGTCGAGGTCCACGCGCTGCAGCGCGGTCATGCCGATCCGCGCGCGGCGGCTGATCTCGCGCTGGAAGATCTGCTCGGCGCTCATCTCGCCCGACCAGACGAGCACGCGGCTGCCGGCAGGCTGCTCGTCGTCGCCTGCGACGTGGTGCGCGATCTGCATCGCGAGGGCCGACTTGCCCATGCTCGGCCGGCCCGCGATGACGATCAGCTGCCCCGGCTGCATGCCGCCCCAGCGGTCGTCGAGCGGACCGAGGCCAGTCGACATGCCCACCAGCCCCCCGGCCTTGCGGCGGTCCAGGCCCGCCACGAACAGGCGCGCGGCGTCGAGGGCGCTCACCGGACCGCGACCGCCGCGGTCGGCGTCGAGGCCCATGATCTCGGCCTGCGCCTCCGGCACGCCGACCTGGCCGGCAAAGGCGCCGTCGGCGATGCGGTTCGCCGCGCTGATCACGGTGCGGTGCTGAGCCGTCCGACGGACGATCTCGGCGTAGGCGCGGATGTTCGCCACGCCGGGGACCGAGTCCAAGAGCTCGGCCAGGTACGCGACGTCGACCCCGCGCCCAGCGGCGCCGGTCTCCGCGAGGTGCGTGCGGACGGTGAGGATGTCCACGGGCTGCTCGCCAGCCACCAGCTCCGCGCAGGCCGTCCAGATCAACCGGTGATCGCCGCGGAAGAAGTCCTCGACGCGGAGCACGTCGACGACCTCGAACCACGCCTCCGGCGACAGCAGCAAGCCGCCGAGCACGGCCTGCTCGGCCTCGAGGCTGTGCGGCGGGACCTTGAGATGCGCTAGGCGCGGATCGGCGCCCTCGACGTAGCCGGCGGCGCTCATGCCGGCACCCCGTTACCGGTCGGGACGTGGACATGCGGGCAGACGCCGGCGTCGCAGTACGCGTGACTGCGCGCCTTCGCGAACTCCTCCTCGCGCAGGAGCCAGTCGAGGCGGAGGCGAAACGGCTGGCCGTTCGCCTGGGTCCTGCGCCCCGCCAGGAAGTCGCTGCCCGACAGGTGGGCGAACAGCCTGCGCCAGTACGCCAGATCGGGCTCCAGCCCTTCGCGGCGCAGATCCGCGCACCGGAGGGCCAGCGACTGGATCAGGCCGGTGGTCGGCGTCTTCGGCACGACGGCGACCGTCCCCTCGAACGCTCGCGCGAACTCCGCGATCACCTCCTGCGCCAGGCCCATGCCCTCGGCGAACGTCGACAGGCGCGGCCGCTCTCCCGTCTCATTGGGGTCAGGCGGAGGCGGTGCGTGCACGCACGCGCTCCCCTCCCCCTCCTTTCCCTTCCCTGTTCCCTTCCCTTCCTTTCCGGCAGTGAGTGCTCCGTGATCACTCACTGAATCCTCAGTGAATGCACGCAAGCCCTTGATCTTGCTGGGCGAAGGGCGATTGACCCGCTGGTGATCGGCGAATGTGCGCACGAAGCCGTATGACTTGCCGTCGGAGCCCTCGAACAGCTCGATGAAGCGCGCGTCTGAAAGCTCAGTGAGGGCGCACTGAATGCTCACTGAGGGCTCACGGAGCGGGAATACAGCGGCGCGGACGAGCGCCGGGTGCGCCTTGAAATACCCCTCGTCGTCGGCATGGTTCAGCAGGCCGATCGCCAGGAGCATCGCCGTCTCGGATACGGCCGCGAGGTCCTCGTCCTGCCAGATCTCGGGCTTGATCGTGCGGATGCGCGCCATCAGGTCTCCTCCAAGGATTCGATGCCGATGGCCTCGATGTCGTCGTCAGCGAGGTCGAACCACTCGCCCCGCACGCGTCTGTCGGCGAACCGTTCGTGCAGCGCCTTCTCATCACCGCGCGTACCAGGCCAGCAGAACAGCAAGCGGACTTCCGGCTCCTGCGCCTGAAGCGTCCGTTCGCGGTAGGCCGGGTCGATCGAGAAACCGATCTTCGTGTAGCCGTTGCGCTCGTTGCGCATCAGGTAGACGTAACCAGGACGCGGGGCTCGCTGGGCTGCTGCGCGGGGCTCGCGCAACATCTCTCGGTCCCATCGCTCACTTGCCTCACGAACGAGCGCCTCGCGCTGCTCTGGCGTCCAGGCGCTCGCCGTCTCTGCGGCGCGCAGGACGGCTGCGACGACATCGACTGAGGCAGGGAAGCCGCCGTCATCGAAGAGCCCATCAGCGGTCGCCTGGACCCACCGAGAGTTGTCCAGAAACAGCATCAGGAGCCGCCCTCCGGAGCAGTGAAGGCGTCGAGGGCAATGCGGGCGCGGTCGACGCGGCGCGCTTCGTCCTCGAACCACTCGCACTGCCAGCAGCTCGCCTGCTCGTCGCTCTCGCGGGCCTGGCCGTCGATGCGGGTCTCGATCTCGTGCTCGTGCAGCGGGATGCCGCAGCTGGCGCACTTCGGGCGGGCCATGCGGGGGCGGTAGCGGATGATCACTGCACTCATGCAGCGCGCCCCGGGCGCACGACGCCCGCGACGGCGCGGCGCTTCGACAGCGTCTCCATGCGCTCCACCAGCGCCTGCATGTCCTCCTGAGCACGGATGAAGGCCCGTTGCAGCTCGGCCTCCTCGTCGTCGGGCGAGATCGGCACGGGCGGCGCGCAGTCGCAGTAGTCGTTCACGTAGCCGACGCCGATCAGGCAACCCTTCTGGCGCGCCTCGCGGATCAGCAGCAGGAACTCCTCGACATGGAGCACGTCGCGCTTCCTCGGATTCAGGCAGCGGTCCAGCTTCTGCGCAGCCTCGTCGAGCGGCATCGCCGGCCACAGCAGCGAGGCGGCGTGCTTTCGGCCACCGACCGCGATCACGCACTGGCTGATCGCGGTGCTGACGTCCTCGATGCCGAACAGGTCACCGTTGTCCATGTCGGTCTCCTAGCGGAGGGACACGCAGGGACAGCCCCCTGCGGTCATGGGTAGAGCCGGAGCCGAGCCACCGTGCGCACAGTCGAGGTAGGGGAGGGGAAGGCGCACAGGGCTCATCGGCTCGGCTCCGGGAACTGGTCAGGCAGCGTCGGTCGCTGGGCGCTGGGCCTTCAGCGCGCCGCCAGTCAGCACCTCGAGCTCGTACTGCCGCCCGAGCGGGGGGCGCTCGCCCCACAGGCTCACCGCGGCACGCGTGATGCCGAGAGCGCGCGCCAGATTGGCCGCGCTGCCGAAGTGCTGGATCGCATCGGAGGTCTTCATGGTCACGCACGTTAGTATGCTTACCATTGACGCGTCAAGCATGGTTAGCGGCGCGCGGCTTAGCATGCTGAGCATGGACACCATCGGTGATCGCATCCGGCAAGCGCGCGTCGCCGCCGGCATCCGGACGCAGCAGCAGCTGGCTGATGCCGTAGGCGTCACGCGCTCAGCGGTCAGCCAGTGGGAATCCGGCACGTCCCAGCACGTGAAGCCCGAGCACCTCGCAGCGATCGCAGAAGCGTGCAGCGTAGAGATGCGATGGCTCGCAACGGGACGAGGACCCAGGGAGGGCCTGTCGGTTCGGGATCTGGAGTGGCTCGAGCTCGGGCGCGCTGCCAGACCTCGCGACCGACAGGCTATCTGGGACCTACTTGTTCCGCGGAATGAACCGAACGGCCCCGCTGACTCCGCCGACAAGTCTTCGTAACGCCCTCATCACTCTGCGTGCGCGCCTGAGCGTCACTCGCAACAAGCGAGGAGCCTGATCGCACGCCCCTGACGTTAAGCATGCTTGCATTCGTCGGCAAGCGTGTTTAGCATGCTGTCCATCGAACGCGCCCCAGCAGGAGCACGACGCCGATGGACCAGCCTCTCCCCTGCCCCTTCTGCGGGTCCTCTGATGTCCATGTGAACGGCATCGGCCAGCAGGTCGTGCGGTGCATGACGTGCCGGGCCGAGGGTCCGGCGGTGCTCGCCGCCGATCCGCTGGTGATGGCTGCGGTCCACGCCCGGCACGACGAGCCCGCGGCGCGCGTGATGCGCAGCATCGCCATCCACTGGTGGAACCGGGCGCCTCGAGCAGGCGGTCAGGGCGCAGGCGCGATGGAGACAGCGGACTGCGCCGGGTGCGGCCGCGAGCTCGTCGTCGAGGTCTGCCAGACGTGCGCGCAACGCGAGCAGGACCGCCACGAGGCCGAATACCTGCAGGACCGGTGCGTGTGCTGCGAGGAGGCCCTGCCGGAGTGCAGCTGCAGCGAGCCGGGCCCGGGGGGCCTGGTGCCGGCAGGAGCGGCGGCATGACCGCCGTCGCGATCGGATGGGCGTGGGCCGTGGTCGGCTGCTGGCTCGGGGTGCGGTGGGGACATCGGTCTTTCCGCCGCCTCGCCCTGATCGCCGTGATCTGGCCGATTGGCCTCTGGATCGCTGCCTGCGAGTGGGCGGATCGACGGGCGCAGGAGGCCGCGAAGCGATGAGCGCGCAGCTGATGGAAGTCATCCGCGACCCGATCCGCATCGCCGCGGAGCTCGAGCCCGACCTGCGCGCAGAGGCCGACCAGGCCGAGCGCGACGCCGAGGCGCACGTCCTGCACCGCGCTGGCCAATACGTGGTCACCCAGCAGGCGGCCCACCTCTACCGCATCACCGGACGCACGTCCGGACTGTCCACCGACGTCAAGGCGCTGTCCGAGGCGCAGACGCTCGCCGAGTGGGCGGCATGGATCGACACCCTCAACGCACGCAGAGGATCACGCCGATGAAACCGATCGACCTGCTGCGCGGGCTCTGCCCGGGCGCGCTGGACGTCACCCTCACCGTGGGCCAGGTCCGCGAGCTCGAACAGGCGCGGATCCGGCGCGAGTACGCAGCCCACGGGCTGCGTGTCGTAGGCGGAACGCTTTACCAGCGCCGGCCTTCGCTGATCTCGCGGATCGCGGCGGAGCGCCAGGACGAGCACCCGTTCGGAGGTGACGCGGCATGAGCACTCTGATGTACGCAGCTGTCTACCTGATGGTCGGCTTGGCGCTGACCCTGGCCGCCGCGGTCCGGCTCAAGGAGAAGTCTTCCTCCTGGGGCTTCTGGACGTGGACCGTGGCGATCGTCGTGTGGCCCGCGTTCCTACTGTCGGCGCTGATTCTCGCGAGGGGATCACGATGAGCAACCACGAACAGCTCGGCTTCTTCGACGGCGACACCCGCACGCGAGGCGACGAGATCCGCGAGGCGGCGGAGGCCTTTCACCGCGCGCACCCCGAGGTCTGGGATCTGTTCGTGAAGTTCGCGTTCGAGGCGATCGCCGCGAAGCGGCCGCACTACAGCGCCAACGCGATCTTCGAGCGGATCCGCTGGGAGTGCGACGTCACCTCGGGCGGGGCCGGCGAGTTCCGGATGAACAACAGTTTCCGCTCCATCTACGCGCGCAGGTTCATGCGCGTCTACCCGGAGCACGAGGGCTTCTTCCGGACGCGGCGCCAGCGCAGCGAGGACCGGGCACCGACGCATCGTCCGGAGCTCGGGCCGGAGGACTACCTCACGGCGCCGGACGGCGATCGGAGGGTGGCGTGAACATGTTCCGGAACCTCCGCGTCTGGCAGCTGGATGCGCCGTGGAACTTTGCCGGCGCGCAGCTCGGCGAGGCGCTTGAGGGTGCGCGATTCTCGCCGTGCGCGCCCGGGCAGGCCGAGACCATCGGGCTCGATCCGGTGCTCGACGGGGTCGACATGCTGGTGCGCGAGGTGGCCGGCGCGACGTTCCTGCGGGTTCGGCACCAGGAGCGAGCCCTGCCCTCGGCGGCGGTCGCAGAGATCCTGCGCGAGAAGACGACCGAGATCGCAGCGCGCGAAGGGTCCGAGCCTCGAGGCGCACGCCGGCGCGAGCTCGCCGACGAGATCCGTCACGACCTGATGCGCACGGCCCCGCTCGTGTCGTCCTGGCAGTGGGTCTGCATCGACCACGAGCACGCGCTCGTCATGGTCGACACGGCAACCGCGACCCGGGGCGAGGCGGCGCTCTCGCTGCTGCGCGGCGCGCTCGGATCGTTGCCTCTGCGCCCGCTGGCGTTCGCGCACCCGCTCGACGGCGTGCTGACCGCCTGGCTGCGCGGCGGCGACCTTCCCGCCGGCTTCACCCTCGGCGAGTGGTGCGACCTCGAGCACCCGCAGGACACGCGGAACAAGGTCCGCTTCCGGGGCCAGCCCCTCGACGAGGACGAGGTGGTGGCGACGCTCGACCGCGGGCTCCGCGTGACGGCGCTCGAGCTGCAGTGGTTCGCCGACCAGCCGGAGCCCATGCGCTTCGTGTTGTCGGAGGACGGCGCGTTTCGCCGCGTGGCGGTGCCTTGGGAGTACGGCGGCGACCTCGAGGTCGAGACCGCCGTGGCGCGCCTCGACGCGGACCTCGCGCTGGTCGTGCTGTCGCTGCGGCGCCTGTTCGAAGTGCTGTTCCCTGCGTTCGGCGGGAGGGCCGTGGAGTGAGCGACCCGCGTGTGATCTACCTGCAGCCTCAGTGCACGTGCGGCTCCGAGAGCGGGATGGACTTCTCCGGCGACCACGTCGGGCGCTTCTGGGCAGAGGACGACGTCTGGAGTGGGTCCAAGTGCGACGAGTGCGGCGAGCGCCTGCCAGACGCGACGCGCTACGTGCTGGCGCCGTTGCCGACCGCCGAGGCCGAGACGTGAGCGAGCAGCGGGCCACGTACACGGCCGGCGGACAGCGCGTAGAGCCGGTCGATCTCGGCAAGTACGCGCAGCTCCGCTGGGGCGTGGTCCTGCACCGCGCCGGACGGCGGCCGGCGCTCATCGCGCAGTTCGCGGCCGAGCGCGAGCGGGACGCCTACGTGATCCAGCGCGGGCGGGCGGAGCGGAGAGTGGCGGGGGTGCGGGCGTGACGGTCCGGGCGCTGCGCGTGCTCGTCGCGTGTGAGTTTTCCGGCGTGGTGCGGCAGGCGTTCCTCGATCGCGGGCACGACGCCTGGAGCTGCGACCTGCTGCCCGCTGCCGACGGCTCGAATCGTCACATCGTCGGCGATGCGCGCGATCTGCTCCGCGCGGGCTGGGACCTGATGGTGGTCGCTCACCCGCCCTGCACCCGACTCTGCAACAGCGGCGTGCGCTGGCTGCACACCCCGCCGCCGGGGCGCACCCGGGCCGACCTCTGGCGCGAGCTCGATGAGGGCGCCGCGCTGTTCTCCGACTTCTGGAACGCCCCGATCGAGCGCGTGGCCGTCGAGAACCCGGTCATGCACCGGCACGCGAAGGCGAGGATCCGCAACTACCAGAAGCCGGCGCAGAGCATCCAGCCGTGGCAGTTCGGGCACGGCGAGACGAAACGGACCTGCCTCTGGCTGCGCGGGCTGCCGCCGCTGACGCCGACGGATGTCGTCGAGGGCCGCGAGGCGCGCGTGCATCGGGTGCCGCCCGGGCCCGATCGCTGGAAGGAGCGCAGCCGGTTCTACCCGGGCATCGCTGCCGCGATGGCCGACCAGTGGGCGGGCACCGTGGACGGCTGGGGGCACTTTGGGGTGGCGGCATGACGACTCGCTACGAGATCCCGACGCACATCGAGATCGACGACCGAGGGCAGCTGTGGATGGTCGACGACTGGCACCCGCTTGAGCCGGGCGTGCAGCCGATGCGTCTGCTGCTCTGGCCGTCGTGCAAGGCGCCGCCGCTGCCGCCGTTCCGGCCCGAGAGGCGCGGTCCCGCTCAGCGAGATCTGTTCGCGTGACCACCAGCCCCTACCACCGCTGCACCGCTTGCGAGGGCTCCGGCGAGTGGCGCGGCATGTTCCCGGGCCATGAGGGTCCGTGCGCGCCCTGCGGCGGCATCGGGCTGGTGCTCCAGGACGGCTCGCCGCTGCCGCCGGATGAGGTCGCGCGCGTCGTGCGCGTGTATCGGCAGATGCTGCGGACCCGGACCGACCAGGTGCGGCGGCTGCAGGCGCAGATCGATGCAGCGCGGCCACCAGCACCGCCGAAGAACCCCGACGACATCCTGCGCGACTCGGTGTACCCGCCCGGGTCGCGCTATCACGGAGACTGACCATGGACACGATCGACGCACTGGCACTGCAGGAGCTGCGAGAGACTTGCGAGGAGGTGCGCGACGGGATCGGCGGCGAGATGACGCTGAACGCTCGCGACGCGCGCCTGATCACCGCCCTGATGGACGAGCGGGACGAGCGGATCGACGTCACCGCAGCCCCGCAGGACGAGGCGCCGGCGCCGGAGGGGCTGAGGGAGGCAGCCCGTCTCGTCGTCCAAGAGCGCGACATATCGGTGTCCAGCATGGGGGCTGGCGTATCGAGCGCGATTGAAGATCTCCGCGCTGCCCTCGCCCGCCCCGCCGCTGCCGAGGGGATGAGGTACGTCTGTGACGAGTGTGGAGACGAGGCATGGTCGAGGTTGGCTGGTCCTATCCGCTGCAATGCGCCCGCCTGCGGAATGCGCGCCCTCACCCGCCCCGCCTCTGCCGAGGAGGTTGAGGCTATCAAAGCCGACGAGGACATCGACATCACTGGCTCCGACGTGCGCGGAGACAGGGAGCAGCAGCCCCACGCCCCGACCGTGGCGGCTGCGCTGCGGGAGGTGGCGGAAGCATGGATTGGCTCGGACCCAAGTTCCCGTGCTCAGCAGACGTTCGCGGCTACGCTTCGCCGCACAGCCCGCGAAATCGAGGAGGGCTGCGAGGATGGGTGAGCGGAGCTATACGGAGCAGTACATCGAGGCGCGTCGAGTAGACCAACACGGCGAGTTCGACCTGACGGATGCCATTGAAACGCTAGAAGCAGCCGACGCTGAGATCGCCGCGCTGCGGGAGCGGGTGGCGGAGCTGGAGCGCAGTCTTAGCGCAGCCCAACAAGACCGCGCTTTTTTCCGCTGCTGCGCACTCAGCGGCGAGGTCCCCGCCGAAGGCGCCGAGCCAAGCGCCCTGCTGAGCGAAGGGGGTGAGGGGTGACGTGGTGGGAGCAGATGGGCGACTACATGCTCAGCGGGCCGTGGCCGGTGCCGGTGCAGATGGATCTCTGGCCGTGAGCGCCCGCCTCCTCCGCGCACGGGAGGTCTGCGCCCGCACGGGCCTGGCTCGGTCGACCCTCTACGATCTCGTCCGCCGCGACGAGTTCCCGGCGCCGATCCCGCTGACGCAGCAGACCGTGGCGTGGATCGAGACAGAGGTGCAGGAGTGGATTGACGCGCGGATACTCGCAGCGCGGGCGCCAGCAAGGCTCGCTACGCAGTAGGCAGAGGAGACCGCCATGAGTCACGCAGACGACGTGCTGGCAGTCGAGCGCGCTAGGAAAACGCTGGCAGGCGCAGGTGCGAGACCACCGGACGGCTACTGCGCCGAACTGGAGCGGATGCGGCGCGAGATGCGATGCGTAGAGCGAATCTGCGTGGCGGTCGGCGCAGCCGTGGCGGCGGCGTTGGCGCAGGTCCTGAGCCTTCTTCGTCACGCCCGCCGCCCGATTGTGACCACGTCCGCGCCGCCCCGCAGCGCGTCCAGGTAGTCCGCCCACGCCTGCATCATCTCCGTCCGCTTCTCGAGGTACTCGGCGCGGTGGTAGGCCGCCCGGGATCTTGACTCCTCCGCGTGCGCGAGCTGCCGCTCGATCGCGTCCGGCGGCCATCCCTGCTCGTGCAGCAGCGTCGAGGCCACGGCGCGCCAGCCGTGCATGGTGTGCTGAGCCTTGTCGTAGCCGAGGCGGCGCAGGGCGGCGTTGAGGGTGTTCTCGCTGATCGGTCTGGCCGCCGTGCGCACGCCCGGGAACAGCAGACCACCAGCACCGGTCAGCGCGTGCAGCTCGCGGAGCAGCGCCAGCGGCTGCCGAGCCAGCGGGACGATGTGATCGCGGGACCGCTTCATCCGTTCGCTCGGGATGACCCAGCGGGCGCGGTCGAGGTCGAACTCGGACCAGCGGGCTGCGCGGAGCTCTGTCGGGCGAACGAACAGGTACGGCGCGATCCGTAGAGCCATGCGCACGACGTACTGGCCCTCATAGCCCTCGACGGCGCGAAGCAGGCCGCCGATCTCACGCGGATCCATGATCGCGGCGAACGAGCGGCGAGGCGCGGCCCTGAGCGCGCCGCGGAGGTCTCCGGCCGGGTCCCGGTCCGCCCGGTGCGTGACGATCGCCCAGCGCCACATCTGCGACAGGCGCTGCCGGGTGCGGTGGGCCATGTCGAGGGCGCCGCGATCAGCGATGCGCTCGAGGACAGGGAGGAGCTCGGCCGGGCCGATCGAGCGGATGGGGGTGCTGCCGAGGTAGGGGTACACGTCGCGGATCAGGTTGCGGCGCACTCGAGACAGCGTGCCAGGCGTCCAGGACGGGCCGATGCGCTGCAGCCATGCCTCGGCCACGGCCCGGAGCGTGTCGCCGCCCTGCTCGCCACGACGGGCGGCTACGGGGTCGATGCCCTGGCGGACCAGCAAGCGCGCCGCGTCGCGGGCGTCCCGAGCGTCGCGCAGCCTGACCTCGGGGTAGGCGCCGAGGGCCATCTGCCGCTCCCGGCCGTGGAGGCGAAAACGCCAGCGCCAGAGCCGGGCCCCGTTCGGCCGCACCAGCAGGTACAGGCCGCCGCCGTCGGTCAGCTTGTAGTCCGTTTCGCCCGGCTTGGACTGCCGGATCTCGGTGTCCGTGAGCACCCCTGTGCCCTCATCCGTTCCCCGTGCCCTCAACGGTGCCCGCATTCGGCCTCGGCTGCAGCTGGACACATCGACAGCATCGGACAGCCGGCCACCCTGCAGGCCCCGAAATCCGGGGCATCACTGGACGGATCGACAGCCTTGGACGGGATGACTGGTGGGTGCGGCTGCCATCACATCGCAGGCGCGAGGCCACGCGAGGCGAGGGATGCAGGGATCGGTGACGCAGGCGTGCCCGTATCGGTGCCCGCGCGAGGCGTGCGGTGGGTGTCTGGGTCCGTGGTTCGGTGGGGCGCAGTGCGCTATTGTCAGATCGGGCCGATCACGGAGGACACGGCATGCACCGCATCACGCTACTGGCTCTCGTCCTGCTCGCAGGCTGCGCCAGCACGCCGAACGAGATCGCCGAGCGCGAGGCCCTGGACACCCTGCCCATCACGGGATCCCCGAAGGCGGTCGCAGAATGCATCGCTGGCGAATACACCGCTCGAGGGCTCAAGCCGCCCCTCTGGATGGTCGAGACCGTTCGACGCGCCGACTCGTGGATGGTGCTCGGCTCGCTCTGCGGCGTGTTGGGCTGCGCGACTCAGAAGCGGCCAACGTCCCTGCTGCTGATCGACGGCGACCAGCTCACCTCGCACGGCCTGCCGATCCGGTCATGGCACGAGACCATGCCCGACGTGATCGAGGCTTGTGAGGGCGCGGCCTGACTCACGCCATTCGCCGCACGAGGGCGACGCGGTCCTCCTGGGCGACTGCTCCGCCGTTCGCCATCGACCACACGTCCGCGAACACCTGCATCGCAGCGCGAGCGTCCGCGACGACGGCGACCTGCTCGGCGGTGGCGGTGCCCCGGACCAGCATGTCGGCGAGGGCCTGGTTCGACCCTCCTGCGTAGGTGTAGGCGTCCTCGAGCTCCTCGGCCTGCGCCGCGGCGTTGCGCAGGAACTCGGCGCCCTGCCTGCAGGTCCGGCTCACGGCGCGCGTGGTCTCTTCGAACTTCATCTCGCGGGGGTGCGGCATCTGTCGTTCTCCTGTCAGGGATTGAGTCGGGCGCGCTCGATCTGCACGACCGACCCGGTCTCGGAACTCAAGATCGCGCCCGTCGCCTCGCGCTGCATCACGATCCGCATTCGATCGCCAGCCGAGACGGTGAGCGTGGCCGAGAGGAAGAGCCAGGCCTGCTCATTGATGGGCGTCGGGAAGCGCCCCCGTGAGCCAGCGACCTCGGCGAATGCGGCCACGCCGTCCTTGAACTCGATCCAGCCGTTCACCATGCCCGCGGCGTCTTCGGACTCGAAGAACAGGGCCGCGCGGACCTTGTAGGACCCGCTCGCGTCGAAGGTCCACTCGTCCGTTGAACCGCTGAACGACAGCTCGGCGACAGCGTCGTTCCGGTCCTCGGTCCAGTGCTCGACCACGTCTCCGCCGGTGCCGATCGACGTCGAGCTCGTCGTCCGATAGACAGCGCCCGGGAAGTCGCCCTCGTTCAGCGTCGCCCCAGGCTCACCGAACACGTCGAGCGACATCGCCTCCGTGAAGACGTTGACGTACCGGAGCGAGTCGTTCGAAACGCCGGTCTGAATCGTCCCCATGATGACCATCGTGTCGGAGGGCGTGAAGTCAGTCACGCCGCCCGCGCCGTCGTCATACTTCCACTGTCCACGAGACTTCCAGGCGAACGCGTAGGGGCGCCCGCCGAAGCCCGCGCTTGCGAACGGCGACGTCCCGGCCGTCTCGAACACGATCCACCCGCCTTGCGTGTGCTGGTAGGTGTCGAGCACGCCCTTCGGCACGACGACGCGCTCGCCCCCGACCAGCACGAAGCCGTCGCGGTCGTCCGGCTCGCCGAAGGCGTCGAACCCGTGGATGTAGATCTGCCCGGAGTTGGCGGCGGTCGTCGAGAAGCCGGAGTGCTGCGGCTTCGCGCCGATCCCGGGGCCGTTCGCCTGCGTGGCGATTTCAAACGGCAGGGCGACGCCGCCGCGGACGAGCATCATGCGGCGGACGAACGCGGCTTCGGTGGCGTCATTGTTGCGCGGGTAGATGCGCAGGTAGGACGTCGATGCCGGGATGGTGATCTCCTCAGCCGCGCGCCGGACGTAGCTCGAGGACTCCACCGTCGCCGTGCAGGTGCCGCCGGCCACCGGCGAGCCGCCCGAGTCGCGGAACTCATAGCAGAACGCGATCGCATCGGCTCCGGTGGCCGAACGAAGCTCGGCAGCAAGCGAGAAACTGTCTCCGGCCTCGAGGCCGATCTGATCGAGATCGACGTTGTAGGTCGTGCCGAAGGTGCCCGTCCAGGTCTGCTCCTTGCCCGACCCCGGCGGCATCAGGTTCCCGCCGCCGACGAGACCGGACACGTCGCGCGCACGGACGTAGCTGCTCGTCGTACCGACCGTGTGCGTCGTCGTCGTGCTCCACGAGGAGACGCGATCTGCTCGCCGGGCGCGGACCTGCACGTCGATGACCTGCCCGGGTTCGAGGTCGGTCAGCAGCATCGCGCCTGCGTCCGAGGGCGTGCCTCCACCGAACGGAGACCATGCGGACGTGATCTCGCCGCCGGCGCCGGAGGGCGTCTCGCGGAAGCGGAAGCGCCCCTCAAGCGTGACGCCGACCAGCCCGGGCGGCATCTCGACCTCGATGGTCACGACGACCACCTGCTGCCGCCCTGCCCCGCCAGCGCCGGACGTCACCCCGGACTCGACGTTGAGGATCGTCGGGATCGTCGGCGCAATCAGGTCCTCGTCCACGGGCTGCGTGATGACTGGGTTGAAGGCGGGGATGGTGCCGGTCCAGGCGTCGAAGATGTCCTCGGCCGCGGGGACGGCAGTCACCGTCGCCTGCAGATCACCGGCCGGGCTGATCTCGGTGACGCGGGCGGGGATCACCACGGAGCCGGCCTCGCCGAACACGACATGATCGCCCACGTCCACGGCGCCGAACGCTGAAGCGAGTGTCAGCTCGGCCGTCGTGCCGGATGACGGCGCGGCAATCGCGCGCGTCTCGAGCGTGCCGTCTGCCGCCTGGGCGCGCACCGAGTACGTCTTCCCGCTTTCCAGTGCGACCTGTTCGTCCAGCGTCACGTCTGCGCCGGACACGGCCGTGATGCGCGCGAAGGCCAGGCCCACGACCATGACGTCGTGGTTGATCTCCACGAGGTCGCCGCGCTCGAAGATGAGGTGCTGAACGTCCTGCCGCCACCGATACGCCTCGGGACGCAGGCGGGCCTGTGCCAGATGGTAGCGGGCCAGCTTCCACGCCTGGTCCGGGTCCGTGACGCCGACGAGCTGCAACTGCTCGAAGCGCGTCGCGGTGCTCGCGTCGTAGCCATCGTCGAACACCAGCCGCTCCACTGGCTCTCCGGTGACGTCGTCGATGAACTGCACTCGCAGGGCGTGCGGCAGCTCCTGGTAGCGCCGCTCGAGCGAGAAGCCCGACGACACCCTCGGAGAGATCAGCATCTTCGGCGTCTGCCCCGAGATGTCCCGCGCAACGCCGATGGTGCCGTCGTCCTGAATGGACCACGTGGCGAGGCCCGCCGCCGCGATGTCACGGGCGCGGTCGAAGACGGACTGATCCTGTTGCAGATAGGCGTCGAAGGTGAGCCCGTTGGTGTCGCACCAGTCGGCCCAGGACTTGAGCGCGGCGGCATCCACGTCTGCCAGCGCCTTCGGGGTCTTCGTCGCGTTGCCCGTGAGGGCGTCGACGTAGGCCCATGCGGGGCTGCGCGTAGCCGTAACGCCCCAGGAGGTGCCGTCGTGCGCTTGCACGACACGGGTCGCCTCGACGGAGAGCCGGTCGATCCGTCCGGAGAGCTGGTCCGTGGCGCGGATGCGGATTGCCATGGCAACCACGTTTTCAACGTCGAAGGGCTGCCGGTCGCGCGTGATGCTGCGGAGGACCGTCCACGTGAAGTCCGTCGCGTGCGAGGCGATGCGCTGGTAGTAGGTGTCGATCCGCGTGATGCGGATGTCGTACTCGCCGCGGCTCGGCAGGGTGAAGCGCCGACCCTCGCGGACGGACTTCCGCTCCCGGCTCCCGATGGACCACGACGCGATCGCAGTTGTCCAGGCGCCCGCGCCGGCCGGCGAATACTCGACGCGGAACCGGACCCGGGCCCAGACCGTGTCCCCGTCCTCGGTGAACGTGAACAGCGCAGGCGAGAAGAGCTCCACAGAGAACTCGTCCGCGTCCGGCTCCGTGGTGCGCGTGACGGAGTTCCCGTCGGTGAGGGTGCTCTCGATCGCGGTCGGCGTGTTCTGCTCGTTCAGGGCGACGCCCACCACCTGCTCGGTGATGCTGTCCGTGTAGAGCGTCAGGTCGTCGGGATCGCCGATCTCGAACTCCACGTCCTCGAACTGATCGATGGACGTGCCGCCGATCTTGATCGGGGTGCCCGTCAGCGACGTGGACTCGGTAAGCAGCGACTCTCCAGCGCCGACGGTGACGCCGCCGATCTCCATCGGGCCGTAGCCGAGCACGAACATGGCGCGCACGTACTGGTCGCGGCCCACCAGCTCCGTGTAGGGCAGCGCGGTCATGGGGATCGGCGGATAGAACGTGCGCTTGCCGTAGAGCACCGGGATCGGCGCATAGGGCGTGACGCGGTTGGAGAGGCCGGAGATTGAGGCGAGACGTTCGATGGAGCCGCCCTGGCCGCCGCCGAGACCGGGCAGCGTGGGCGGAATCAGAGCGTTGAGGGCGAGAGAGCCGACGACGGTGACGCCGGCCGTGATCCCTGCTGTCGCCGCGGCCACGGCCGTCGCGGTCGGAGGCCCTGCGGTCAGGGACGTGGCGAGGCCCAGGCCGAACGCGCCACCGGCCCAGGCCGCCAGCGCCAGCACGGCGATCGTGCCGAGGATGCGGCCCACGTCGCCCTGCGGCACGCGGCGGATGACCATGGAGTGCGTCGGTACGACCTCGGCCCACTGCTCGGGCTCGATCACGACGCCGTCGACGACGACGACCGCAGGCAGCGCGTCCTGCCCGATGATCGCGCGCACGGTCTGCCCTGCGGCCACGCGGAAGTCCTGCCGCGCATCTTGGAACGGATGCGGGAAGACGATGACGGGCAGCCCGTCAGACTCCACGAGGGCGCCAGTAGCCGAGGACTCGACGGCGCCAGCGACCGCGGTCGATTCGCTCAAGGTGTGCTCCGATGGTCTCGAGGGAGTGGATCATCACGCCGGGCTCCGCGATGACCCCGAGATGGGCGGGGTGCCCGGCCCATGCCAGCAGCACCACGTCGCCCGGCTCCGGTCTGTCGACGGGGTCGGCGTACTCGCGCAGGTGACGGACCAGCGCCTCGGCCTTCTCGCCGTCGGACACCATCTCGCGGAAGTCGGGCAGATCGAGGCCGCGCTGCTGCATGATCTCGCGCACGAGCTCCGCGCAGCCGAAGCGTCCCGCGTAGGGGCGCCCGATCAGTCCGCGGAGTTCCACGGCGCGAAGTAGTCCTTCGGGTGAGCCTCGCCGAGCATGTTCAGCGCGAAGGCGACGAGCAGCGAGATGGTTCCGGCGTTCGCGACGATGCTGCGGACTTCGAACTCGATCGGCCCGTGCTCCACGGTGTTCGGAGACGAGAGCAGGACGAGCTCGTAGGTGACCGTCAGGCCGTGCTCGATGCTGCGCAGGTCGTCGATCAGCGACTGGTCGACCCCGTCCGCGCGAATCTCGGCCTGGCCGAAACCGTCCTCCGTGCGCTCGTGCAGCTTCACCGCGAAGGGAAACGCTGTGAACGTGCCCGGGGTGCGCACGAGATCCTGCCGGTCATTCACCAGCCGGATCGGGGCGCTCAGCGAGGAATGCTCGAAGGTGAGGCACTCGAGCCAGCACTCGTCGGTCCACTGCGACAGCGCGGACTGTAGAGCGTCGTTGGACAGCGTCACGGCAGCACCTCGAGCGACAGAGTGACCGCGTAGAGCTCATGGCTGATCGCCACGTAGCGCGGAGGGCTCAGGAAGCGCAGGGCGGCCGTAGCGCCCGTTCGCGGATGCGTCCAGGTGAACGCGGCGGCCCCCTGATTGAGCGTGGCCGAGAAGAACGCATCGAGCGTCGCGGCCTGCGCTTTCGACAGCTGTAGCTCGCCCTCCACGCGCACCGGCACGGCGCTGAAACGGCGCCGCACGAAGTCCGGGCCAGCGTCCATGCTCGTGCGCACCACGCCCGGGGCGCGCTGTTCCGAGACCCCGTCGACGTTGAGCGTCGCGGGGAGGGAGGACGGCCACGCCGCCATCAGCGGGCCCCGGGCGAGCGTGTGGCTCGCTGCACTGCTCGCCCGCCTCTTGAACCCATGATCGACAGCACCTCCGGCTCGATCAGCACGCGGATGGCTTCACGGTCCTGGAACTGCGACCGCTCGACGGTGACCGGCGGCGCATTCGCCCCTCGCTTGTCGACGATCATGATCTGCGTGCCGCTCCGGCTCTGCTGGCCGATGGTGCTTACGGAGACCTGCTCGCCGGGGCTCACTCGCAGCGGGAGGAACTGCGAGTCCGGCCCGCCAGACCCGCCGACCTTGATCGATCCACCCTGGGCGAAACCGAGACTGCTGAAACCGGGCAGCCCGAGCGAGCTGGCGCCGCTCGCGAACGCCTCGACCAGCGGCTGGATGACCAGCAGGCGCGCAGTGATCTGAGCGAGATCGCGCAAGAACGCCTCGGTGAAGTTCGCGAGCGAGAGTTCGCCGCGAGTGAACATGTCGTCGATGGCGCCGCCGATCTGGTTCGCGAACGCATCGCTCACGGCTCGGCCGAGCTCGCCGGCTTCTTGGTCCAGCTCGTCGAGGCGCTCCTGCAGACGGCTCAGCACTTCTTGGTCGTTCAGCCCGGCGCGCTCGAAGAAGCCGGCTGCGGACAGCTCCTTCACGCGCTCGACCTGCTGCTCGAGCAGTTCGGCTTCCGAGCGAGTGGATTCGAACAGGGCGCGCACTTCGCTCATGGTCTCGTCGAAGCGTTCGGTCGAGAAGTCGACGGACGGGGAGATACTTGGCGCCGGCATGGGCGGCGTCGCGAAGTAGCGGATCGACGGATTGATCGAAGGAGGCGGCACTGCGCCGCGGCGGCGCGCGTTGCGGCCCGGGATGACGTGCGGCACGTAGCCCATCGTCGTGACGTTGGGCACGTCGCCGGCGCCGTGGTCGTAGCCCGTCAGGTCGGGATTCGCCTCGGCAGCGGCCCGCGTACCGGTCACGCGCGGCGGCGTCAGGGAGCGCAGGAAGCCGCTGATCCCAGCCGCGGCCCCGATGCCCTTCACACTGATGTCCGCCAGCGCCTCCGCAAGCGCCTCCAGCTCTTCGGTGTGACGCATCACGGCGGAAGTGGTCTCGGCCGTGAACTGCCGGCCCAGCAGATCCATCTGATCGTTGAACGCCTCGGCGCTCTCGATCTGCTCGTCCGAGATCACGCCGCCACTTGCGCGCAGCTGCTCCCGCAGGCGGTAGACGGCATCGATGCCGCCCTCGAGCGCACCTGCGAGCTTTGGCCCGGCGTCCTCGCCGAAGACTTCCGACGCGAGCGCAGCGCGCGTGGCGCCGTTCTCCATGCGCGACAGGGCGACCAGCGTGCGCTCAATGGCTTCCGGGGTGTCGACAGAGAGGCGGACGCCCAGCTCCGCGAAGGCGTCCGCGTACGTCTTGCTCCCCTCGCGAGCAAGGCCGAGGCGGCGATTTAAGCGGCGCAGCGCCTGGTCCAGCTCGTTGTCGGTCGCGCCGGCGAGCTGGCTGAAGGCGAAGCGCAGCTCCTGGATCTGAGCGGTCGTCGCCTGTGCCGTCTGCGCCGCCTTCCCGATGCTGTCGGCGTTGTCGAGCATCTGGCCGGCGAACCGGCTGGCCTGCCGCACGATCACGGCGCCGAACAGGGCGCCGACAGCGACACGCGCCGAGCGCGCCATCCGGCCGAGCCGATCGAAGCTCCGATCGACGCGGCCGAGCGAGCGGTCCATGCGCCGCGTGGTGCTCTCAGTGCCCTGCTCTGCGCGCTTCAGCTCGCGACGAAGCTGCTCCGTGGTCGCATCGATGCGCACCATGAGGTCGTTGATGTCGGCCACTCAGCCTCCCAGAGCACGCATCACACGTGCCACTTGATCGCCGACTGGCTCAGGATCGCCAGCGCCGTTGCACTTCCGCACCCACTCGACGCGCGCACGAAGGGCGGCGCGGATCTGCGGGATCGGCGTCGAGAGCGCCACCTCAGGCGTCCAGCCAAGCCAGCCGGTGGCAACGCCGAACAGGTGCTCGGCGTACTCGTCCGCCGTCAGGACTTTCCCTGGTCGTCGCCCTCGTCGTCCGAGTCACCTGCCGGGTCCATCAGCAGGGCCAGGAACTCGGCGCACGGCTTGACCAGATTGACCGGCCCCTGGCGGAACGCAGCGTCCTGCAGCCCCTCGCGGCCCTTCTTCGTGAGATCGGCGCCTGCGGCGATGATCTCCACCAGCACCTCGAAGTCGACGGCCTGGACGCGCTGCGCGGCTTCGACCAGCGAACCGCACCGGCGGTTGATCGTGAGCAGCGCGCGGACGGTCGGCTTGAGTTCGAACGTCCGTGCGCCGACGGTGCACTCCACAGTCCGATCGAGATCGCTCACGACGCGGCGACCTCGACGATCGCGGAGTTGATGGCGAGCCCGTACTGCCACATCACGTCGTTGTCGTTGGCGATGTTCTGGCGGCGCCGGCTCATCACCTTCGCCCGGAAGTACCAGGTGGTCGGGTTGCCGGTCGACAACGTGATCTGATCGTCGAGCTGCACCCGGAAGTTGAACTCGTCAGCGCCCTGCGCCGCCTCGAAGGCCGCTTTCATCGCGTCCTGCCCGTCGTCGCCGGACGCCTTGTGTGCGCAGGTGACGGTCATCACGCCGCCGTCCTTCGTGCCGCGATTGCGGGTCACGCGGCCCGTCTCAAGCGGAGCGAACGACGACTCGCCGCGCGAATCTCCGAACTCGCCGATTTCGCCGATCTGCCCGACCAGTTCGTAGGTGTCGGCCTCGAATCCGGTCTGGTCCGTGGCTGCGACGGTCGTCCCGATCGCAAGAGTTGAGCCGGTCCCCGGCGTGGTCTCTGCACTCATCGTGATCTCCTCAGTGCTCCGTTACTACGCGGAGGGTCATGCGACCCATGAAGGTGACGTTGTCGCTGTCGCGACGCGTGACTTTCTGCTGGACGAACGCTGACGCGACGCGGCCGGTCTCGAGACTCAGAGCCGCCCGGTGCAGCCGGCTGTCGAGCTCCGCCAGAATCCTCAGCACCTGCTCCTGCCCCCGCACCCGACTCCAGACGTTCAGGTAGACGAATCGCTCATCCCGGCGCTCGACAAGAAGGTCCGCGCGGTTGGCGATGCTGAAGTCGATCGTGACGTAGGGCATGGCCTGCTCTTCCGGCACGCCATCGAAGACGGGCACGGCGGCGCCGTCGTCGACGATGCCGTCGAGCGTCGCGATCAGCGCCTTGTGCAGAGCGAGCCCCGGATCTGGCACTTCAGCGCCCCGCCGCTACTACGGCCAGGGCGCGGTCGATTGCCTTGGCGATCCGCCTCTTGATGGCGCCCGCATTGGCGTCGTAGGCCGGCGACATGAACGGGCGCGGGGTGATCACATCCTCTCCGCTTTCGCCCTTGGTGCCGAACTCGAGCCAGTAGCCCTTAAAGAACTGGAACAGTGCATCGCGATTGGCGGCGCGCAGATTGACTTTCGGCGAATTGAAGGCGAAGGCGGAGCCGGTCTTGCGGCGCACGATCTCCGCAGCACCAGCGCCGGGGCCGACGACGCCTGTCAGCCCGTCGCGACTGACCTTGACCTCGATCGAGCGGGCCAGGTCGCCTTCGCGCACAGGCACAAGCCCGACAGCGTCCATCTCGATGTCACGTAGGCCGCGGGCAACCTCCGCGCGCACGAGATCGCTTGCCGCATCCGGAAGGCGGCGCAGCTTGCGGCGCAGCTGAGGCACGCCCTGGACACGCGCCCGCCTCTTCATCGCGCGCCCATCTCCGCCTCAATCTCCATGAACTGCTCCCGGTTCGAGCGTTGCTTCACGAAGCGCACGTTGAGCGTCTCGCCACGCCACACGATGCGGTCCTTTTCGGACAGATCGCCGCGCGTGCGGATGACGACGAGGTAGTCGGCGCGAGCATCTGTCTGCTGCGCGTGATCGCGCTCTCGGCCAGACATGGGCCGAACGTGCGCCCACACCGTGCCGAGCGACGTCTCCGTTTCACCGAGCGTGCCGTACTCGTTCTTTTCGGTGCTGACACTCACCAGCTCGACGCGCTGGTCCAGCTCGCCGATCGAGTACCGCATCAGATGAGACTGCCGTCTCGGTACGGGAACAGCAGGTGCTGCACGTGCAGCGGCAGTTCCTCCGGCGCGGCGCCCATGACAACAGGCTCGCGGTGCCGGAAGTGATGGGCCACCAGCGCCCGAATCGCACGCTTGATCGGCCCCGGAACGGCGTCCGCGTTCTCGTAGCCCGCAGAGACAGTGATCTCGACGGCGTCGATGCGATCCGCGGTGTCGGGCCAGTCCTCGACGGGCTCGATGCGCGCCGGCTCCGCGAGCAGCGCGATGTACGCCTCGGGCGAGAGCGTCTGCTCGTCGCCGTTCGGATCCCGATACTTGATCGAGTCGATCGCGGTGAACGGCGCGCCCGTGAGGTGCAGAACGCCGTCCGGGAAGGCCGGCAGGTACTGCCGCCACGTCTGCGGCAGCAGCGCCCGATTCAGCGTCAGCTCGACGAAGTCGGTGACCTCCTTGATGAGGTCCTCGAGGAGCGCGTCCTCCTCGTTGCCGTCACCGTCCAGGCGCAGGTCCATGCGGACCTGCCCCAGCAGGACCGGCTCCTCGTCACGGGGCGTGGTGACTTCCCAGGCCACGGGCCTACTCCTCGACGTCGACCGGGGCGGGCACGGACACCACGAGCCCACCCGCGCGGGCGGCAGCCGCGACGGCGTCCTCGTTGAGGTCCACCGCGGATCCGGAGTACTGCTCGAGCAGCTCCGACGGGCCCTCCGCGATCGAATTGATCTTCAGCGGCTGACCGCCGATCACGCAGTCGACGAGCACCCGGCCCTGGATCAGCTCAGGATCCGCGGACCCGTCGC